TCTGGGTGCAAGTGCAACGACCCAGCAAACTGCGTTTGTATCGACGGTTGTCGGGGCTATGACGGGGGCTTTTGCTGTGTGGATGGGTCACGAGTCAAGTAGCACTGTGGAAACTAGGTCGCGTGAATCCAAAAGAAAGTAAGAGTCCGTGCAAAGGAATTTGTGTACTGGATAAGGAAAGAGTTAAGTGTATCGGATGTGGGCGAACCATTGACGAAATAATTAGCTGGGGTAAAGCCAAATGAAATACAGAACAGAACATTTTCTAGATAAACTAATTGAACATGAGGGTATGGTGCTTACTGTATACCAAGACAGTTTAGGCATAGATACTATAGGAATAGGTAGGAACCTCAAAGACAGAGGCATCACCAAAGAAGAACTAGATTACATGGATATCCCTCACATAGATGTAATCTACGAATACGGTATTACTGAAGCCGACGCTCGTTACCTTGCCATGAACGACATTCGCATAGTAGAAAACGAACTGTGTCGGGTCCATCCGTGCGTCGAAGACCTAGACAGTGTAAGACAATTGATACTAATGGACATGGCATTCAATATGGGGGTTCCCCGATTGTGCAAGTTCAAGAACATGTGGGGTGCAATCTACGATGGTAACTACGAGATAGCATCAATTGAGATGATGGATTCGAGATGGGCTAAACAGGTAGGTTCGAGGGCCGTTAAACTTTCGGACGCAATGAAAGCAGGGGAGTTTTAAGGTGAGTGGTTATTTAGAAAAAAGTAACAAAGGTCATTCAACAGTAGGACGCTATTACTCAGGTGAAGACCCAAAGAAAGGTTTTAGTCGGTTTATTGGTAGTTCTAAATCTAGTAAAGGCCGTAAAGCGGCAAGCAGCGCAGAAAAATCTTGGTATGAAAAAGCAGGTATTGCGGTTAGAGATTATATTAAAGAGGTACTTGATTAAATGCCGCCACGCAATCACAAGGATTGGCTCAAAACTCCTAAAGTAGAACACATCAATTCGCTGATCTACTCTAGCTACGACATTTATGCACAAGAGATAGAAGACATCTTTTCTAAAGTATGGGTGCCTATGTGTCATTCTAGTGAGCTACCTAAGTTGGGTGATTTCAGGACAACACAGATAGCATTGCACAACGTAGTGGCTATACGGTTTGAAGATGGCAAAGTCAGGACGTTTCTTTCTGATAAAGTTCAACGTCCCTCTGGCAACGACCTATCTTTAACATACCACTCAGGAATGTGGAAAGAGTTGCCGTGTGAAGTCAAGCACGGGGGTATGGTCTGGACTACACTTGATCAAAACAATCCCTTGACTGTGGATCAGTGGACAGCAGGAGCATTTGACTGTATTACGGATGCTATCGACACCGAAGAGATGGAAGTCTTTCACTATCACAAAGCCGTAGTAGATACTAACTACAAGCTGTGGCACGATACCAACAGCGAGTTCTACCACGATTTCATGCACTACTTTAATCGTGTGTCAGGTTTTAACGATGAATACTTTGCTAGAAAAAACATACCATTCGATAACGGACATGTTAATGTTAGCAGCTTCACCGTTAACTACGAAGAATACGATGGCTTTGAGGATAGAGGAGAGCTTAGTTTCCCTAACCTGCCACCCAATCAATGGTACATGGTTGACCTGTTCCCCGGATTTAATTTTAATCTTCGTGGTAGTGCTTATCGAAGCGATAGCGTTACACCTCTTGGGCCAAACAAGGTTCTTATTGAGTTTCGTGGCTATGGTCTTAAAAAGGATACCCCAAAAGAACGTGCGACTCGTATCAAGCATCACAACTCTATTTGGGGTCCATTCGGGCGTAACTTGCACGAAGACCTTATCGGCGTAGCTGGTCAAGGTACAACAATGCGCGAGGGAACAGAACCGCGTAACATCCTACACGGACGACATGAGAATAGCACCATTCACGATGAAGTTGGTATGCGACACTATTATGCAGAGTGGAGCAAATGGATGGGCTTAGATGCGAGTAACTTGTGGCAACTAGCGGCGTAGTCATGTTCTGTGTTATTGCGGCTAACCTTGTTGAGGTTAAGGCTGTTGTACATTCCACTCACAAGTGGTTTTCTCACTGTCACGTATCTATAACGGAACACGGGTTCGACAATCCTGATGCAAATTGTTTCTGCGTTGAAATGGATAAAGAGAATGACTGATACAGAAAAGCCCGTAGCCGTAAGCATAACTGAAAACAGTTTTGAACTGATACTTAGAATATTGGGCAACGAGTTCATTGCCATCCGCATAGGGTCAACAAACTTTAGCGGTAAACTTATAGCAGGTAGCATCTTGTTACTGTTCTTTACCTTTATGCTGCTAGAGGTGTTTGGATTATCTAGGATACTAGGTATTGAGTAATGGCTACAAAGCTAAACGAGAACACAGAAGTTGCGCTACCCCTACGTAACATCATAAGTATGGTGGCTGCTGCTAGTGTAGCAACATGGGCATACTTTGGTATTATCGAACGTCTGAATCAGATAGAAACAAACATCACAATGATGGAAGCTGATTTGGGACAGAACACAGAGTTCAGAATTAAATGGCCTAGAGGTGAAATGGGGTCACTGCCAGCCGACAGCGAACAGTTCATGCTCATTGAACATTTGTCGAATCAGTTAGATGACTTAGCTACACAGATAGACGAGGGCAAAGCTCCTTACGACCAACAACAGAAGCTAACCCTAGAGTTTTACGAGAAGCGATTAAACGCCCTAGAAGAAAACTTAGAGAAAATAAGAAATGGAAATCATTAAAACCATAACTCTTATCCTGTATATGGGCGGCGATGTTTCTGAACACACGGCATTTGAAAAGATATCAAAGTGCTTAAAAGCTAAAAGAACCATAGAAAGGAATCTATATAAGAAGAGCCAAACAGTGCGATACTCCTGCGAAAATAAGACAGTAGAGGTATCTAAAAATGCAGACGGCTCTAATTATATAGTTCGCATAGTAGAATGATAGAGTTTGTTCTTTCCGTCTATCTAAATTCAAAACTAATAGACAGAACCCAGATATTTGAAGACATGGACAGGTGTCTTTACTTTGCTCGTAGATTGTCTAGTCAACGCCCTGTTCCATTACCAGAGGGGGGTAGTTCAAGAATAACCGCAATTTGCAAACCACAACCAAAACGAAAGTAACCTAATGATTGCAGAAACACTCGCAGGTATAGCCCTTGTGAAGAGTGCCGTAGATGGTATCAAATCTGCAATAGGAACCGCCAACGACATTGGAGACATAGCAGGTTACATAGATAACCTATTTGAGGGCGAAAAACAGGTTCAGCAGACCCGCAATAAAAAAGCGGGTAGTGTAGGTCTAGGGGATCAATTTGGTGTAGACACTGTTGCCCGTGAAGTCATTGATGCACGTATCGCTGCAGAAAAACTCCAAGAAGTAGCCACAATGGTTGACATGAGGTTTGGTCCGGGAACTTGGAAGGGCATCGTAGCTGAAAGAGCGAAGCGCATCCAAGCCGCAAAGGAAGCTGCAGCCGCCGCAAGAAGAGCCGAAATCTTACGACAAGAAGAGATGATGGAAAACATTAAGGTAGGATTTGTGATAGCAATGGTTATTGCAGTCGGTTTTGGACTCTTTATAGCTTTGATGATTTCTACCGCATCAGGGATTGTCAATTAAATTCTTGACTAAACTTCAAAATTCGTATATAATACTTTTGAAGGGAATACCATGAAACAACTTGCAATAGACGCACTGCGTCATAGATACGAGGCACAGAAAAAAAGTGCAAAATATATTCTCACAAATTACCTCCAAAATCCAACAGCTATTGGGGAGCATCCAGACCTTCTTGCGGAAATGGATAAAGCTCTTGGAAGTTGGGAAGAAGCAAATAGTAGGCTTGAGGCATTGGATGAAATCACGGACGATAGGTATCCGTCCCTTTTTGATTAAGCGATTAGGTTGGGCTTTACTCTCAATGGGTAAGCCCTTCACTTGTATCGGCAACTGGTTTTGGAAAAAACATCGTACAGTTTTAGACTGGAATAAGAAGTGATACGTCACCAACTGCTAAAGCCAGTTGATTTAAGAAAGACAAAGTTTCTTTCCGTATACAAAGAAGAAGATTTAAAACTTATACGTACTTTATCCGGTGGGATTAAACAATACAAATTAAAACAGAAGAAGAGCAAAGTAAATGGCTAGTGACTATATTGTATTAGTGAACAACGTTCTTCGGGATATGAACGAAGTTGAATTGACTAACAGCACATTCACTTCTTCTCGTGGTGTACAGACAACTGTAAAAGATTATATCAATCGTGCTATCTCCGACATACTTAACTCTGAGTTAAATTGGCCTTTTACTCATGCGTCGGGAGAGGTTGATGTTATTGCGGGTAAGCAGGTATATAGCTACGCTTCAATTGCATCAACTCTCAAGTATGTTGACTATGACAACATGATGTTAAAGCCGAAGAATTACATAACTAATGGCAACTACGAAGTTGCGGGGGCCGCTAGTATAACAGGTTGGACTACTGTAAGTGGTTCTCCTGCAGCAAGTTCTAAGTTTGGTAACACACTGTTGCTTACAAGTGCAGAAGCATCTCAACAAATAGATGATTTAATTGTCGGTAGATCATACACCATACTTACTCAAACTAGTGGTGCTACCCTGACCTTAGAAGTTGGAACGAGTTCAGGTGGTTCACAAACTACATCCTCTACGCTCACAATTAGCAATGCTAACGAAGTGTTGTTGACTGAAACAACGTTTACAGCAACAGCAACAACTCACCACGTAAGTTTTACAGAAGCAGCAGGTAGTGCAGCGTTCGTAAAATTAGTTGAGTTAACGGAGAACTTAACTCCAATCCCATTGAAGTATCTATCTTATGAGGAATACACTGAACGGTTTAGAGAAAGAGATTCTCGTGCAGATGTAGATAAGTTTGGTGACCCAGAGTACGTATACACAACATACAATGAGGAGATAGGCTTAACACCTATTCCTAAAAACAGTAATCGTAGTTTATCTTTTGATTACTACGTTACTGCAACCGCTCTTTCTTCAGCAACAGATGAATCTATCATACCTGAACGTTTTGAGCCTGTAATCAACGCTCGTGCAAAGTATTACACCTACATGTTCCGTTCAGATGTACAGACTGCACAGTTTGCCCTGAAAGAATACGAAGATGGTTTGAAGCGCATGAAAGTAGAACTACTAAATAGAAAAGACTATATGAGAGCAGTTTAATATGCCGGATTTAGAACTACAAGGGGTTAGCCCCCTTTCTTTTAACTGCGAAGGTGGCTTGATACTGAACAGGTCCACCTTTATTATGCAACCGGGGCAAGCTCTTGAGTTAGAAAACTTTGAGCCAGACGTTGGCGGGGGTTACAAGCGTATGCTTGGGTTTAGACCCTTTGTAAATCAGATCGTTCCAGAAACAAACAATTCTACCGAACCTGTTCTTATGTCTACTCAGTTTAACAATTTTGTGCTGGCAGCAAGAGGGGAAAAGATATTTAGTTCTGCATCATCAGAATTATCTGCAGCCCTATCTGCATCAACTGCCATGACAGGCTCTGGCATAATAAGCGTTGATAGTACCACCGGGTTTAGTTCCAGTGGAACAATACAGATAAATTCAGAAATATTTACATACACTGGGGTTACTTCAACTACATTCACAGGGGTAACTAGGGCAACAAGCAGTACAACAGCAGCAGCCCATGCAGTTGATGATGTTGTTTCCGAAACTTGGACTGCGCGAGATACAGGACGAACAAACGCAGCCCGATACAATTTTGAACGATACAACTTCGATGGTAATGAAAAGATAATAGTTGTTGACCAAGTTAATGCCCCTACCATATTTAACACATCTCTCAGTGCCACAGATGTTAGTGATAGTTCAGTTGCTGGTGCAAAACACGTTGTTGTTTTTAAGAATCACATGTTTTATTCTGGCATGGCATCTACACCTCAAGAAATAGTTTTTAGTGAACCTTTTGATGAAGATGGATTTAACACGGGCGACGGAGCCGGAAGCATCAAAGTTGATGA